TCCGGCATTTTCGCCGGTAGTCATCAACTCTGTACCAAGACCTGTATAACTTGATGCCATATTTTATCCTATGCGCTTCCTACAAATACCTCTACATCTACAGAAGACGTATCTGCTTGAGCTGTAATATCAACCAAATCATTTAAAGATACAGTAATTGCAGAACCCGCTGCATGCATGGTATCTATAACACCACCACTATTGTCACCTGGATAAATAAACGAGTGACCAGCGTCTACTTTAATAGCAAACTCTGTACTGTCTTCATCTCTAAAAATTAATGTAAGGTGGTTGCTTGAATCTAAATTTGTAATTCTAATGTATCTAACATCGTCTTCGTCAAACTGACCTGCTAGATAACTTTTTGATAAATCTGTTGCAGAAGTTGTAGCAAAACCTAACAGTCCTGTTTCTGTTGTTGAAATCGTAACGATTCTTTTAACAATTTCATCAACACTAGAAATATCTAGCGATCGCTCACTGTTGTAGCTGTTATTGTTTAGTGTTATTTCTTCTATTACTTTTACTGTTAGTGTTGCCATTTGTTATCCTTACGGTGTCTGAGCCGGAACGGGTATACGAGGTTCGTTATCCGTATAATCGTCACGTCTTCTTCGACCTAATTGTTCTCCTCCAAACTTCTGTACTTCAGTTTGGTATCGTTGTTCATAATGTTGTAGCATATCCATAGGACCTTTTAAATAGCTAAAAGCTTCTACTAAACATGCATACAACAATCCATTACCAAAGTTAAGACTTAAATAAGTTGTCGTATTTGCTGAGCTTAATCCCAAAGGTCTCGCATTATAATGTAATTTATACATAAAACCTGAGGAAGGAGTAGGGACAAGAGTAATTTTTCCTGAAGTGGTTGCTCCAGCTCCTGTTGCTCCGCCTCCTGACATCGCATAATATTTAGGTGTTCCAGTCGTTGTCTCAGCTGCATCGTACTCTCTCAAATAACTAATATCTTTTTTCTCCAACCAACTATTAGCACCTGTTGCTGCTGTTGTTGAAGTATAAACTTGTAATCCTCTAACGAATAAAGTTCCCGCAGGAGCATTAAAACTATCTTTAGAAGCAACTAAATTTCCTATGACTTCTCTTCTATCCGCATCAATAGGAATTTCTCTTTGTATTCTAAGTTCTGAATTATCAATAAATTGGTCTGTAATTGTACTGGATAATACAGAAGTTCCAACTTCAGTATAGTTTTGAATTGCTGTTGTAAGTGTTGAATAAGTAAATCCTGCCATATTATGCTGTTATAGTTGCGGGTCCAGCCGAACAACTATTGCCTCCTCCTGATACTCCTCCACTTGTAGCAGTGTTAGTGTCTACAGTAAAGTGATAGTAATCGTTTGTATTTGTAATGTCGCCAGCGGAATCTCGTTTCCCAACGGTAATCGAGTAGCCAGCAGCTTTTGCAATATTAGATCCACTAATACCATCAAAGTCGGTTGGGTTTTGGTGTGCATCAGAATCTGAACTTGTCCAAATTGGACCTCTAAATCTTACTGTATCACTCGTATCTCTACCATGACTTTTTTCATAAACATTTATAATTCCAGAACTAGCTGCAATGGTTTCAAAAGGATTTGGATCTAACATTCTAGATACTTCATTTTCTTCTCTAGCCGGTCTAGCATTAGCTAAACCATGTCCATCTCCTGAGTAATGTCTTGTTTCTAATTGAGGATGTTTTGCTTCAAATTCAGATTGATGAACAAGCATGCCATTCCATTCTCTAACCATTTCAGAATATGGAAATTCCATACCTGATCGGTCTGATATTGCTTTAGCGTATTTTCCTCTTGCAAATGGCATAGTTAAGTACTCGGATAATAAGTTTTCGGAGTTATGTGAGTACTTGTAGAAGATCCATCTTCTGACAAAGCTCTTGCTAACTCGTCTTCATATAATAATTTTAATTCTTGCACTCTTTGTGGTGCAAATTTTTGTGCTAAATAAAATGCTAATCCTGAACACATACAAGGAACAAACCTGTAGGGAACATCAGTTGCATCAGTATAAGTTGCATCAGCATCTTGAATTCTTTTTACAAAATAGATGTGCATGTCTTTTGATGCTGCTGTAGAATCAGGTGTCGGGTAAACAGTGACTGTTGTTTTATCGATAAATCTTTGAACAAAATATCTAGAAGGAGTTCCTTTAGATAATTTATTAGCTAACCCAGAATAAGTTGCTCTGTCCGTTTTTGTTAAAGCAGAATCAGCTTGTGTAGTTTCAGTTCTTCCAGTTCTATAAGTTGCTTCTAAAATATCAGCAACACCATAAGTAGAAGAACCACTTGTGCCACCAACAGTGACAGAAGAAGTTCCATCTGAGCTTGCTCTATAAAAAGTATATTCAGCCTGACCTTCGATCAAGTCAATATTAGTGTCGCCTACTTCCCAGTAGTGCAAACCTCTATTGCCCCATTCTTGAAATAAGATATTTAAAGAACGTCTAGCTGTTTTTAATTGATAGCCTGAAGTAGCTTGTAAACCAATTCGTTCATAAGCTTCTGCTATTGTATCATCAACAGCAAATGTTTTGTCGAACGTTACTGTTCCAGAAGTAGTATTTGCCATGAGCTACCTCCTATGCGTAAACTTTAATCCACTCGCAGTGTACGCTAGCCGTATCTCCAGCACTAACAGCTGGAAGTGTTAATTTAACATCCCCTGTTACTCCTGTTGCTTCAGTATTTTTGATTCCACCAATTGAACTAAAGTCCATATGACCTTGATAGTTAAGTGTTAAAAATTGAACATCGGTATCTGCATCCCAATATAATCTCACAGCATCGACAGGTGCTGTTACAGAAACATTATACCATACTTTATTCAATCTAACTCTGGAACAAGAAGCTCCAGCTGGATTTGCGTTTAATCCTGAAACATCCACAATAGTAGTTGTGCCACCACTATTGTCAGAAATATTTGTGTACGTTGTGATTAGTTTTTTATCGCCATCGAGTTGCGTGACGGCTGAAACTGAATCTGCCATAGTTTATATCCTCCTTTTCAAGAGTGGGGTCATTACACCCCACTCCGAGTTTATTATTTATTAGCCGTTATTGTAATCAAAAGCTGCGCCAGTGATTTTAATAACTATTTTACCTGCTGTGTAAGCAGCTTCAGTAGCTGTTCCACATGTTAGGTAAAGATATTTTTTTGTTAAAGCTGCAAGTGTTGCTCCACCATCAGCAGAAACATACATACCTAATGAAAGGTCACCATTATTTAATAAGTTTGTTCCACTAGTTAACGCTGCGTTTTCAGCAGTTGAACTTGTAGCTGAACAATCTAGATTAATATCTGGATCTCCGCCTGTTGGTACTTCTAGGCACGCCATTTCAATTTCGAATGGTATACCATTTACACCTGTTGTTAGTTCTGCAATGTAAGCATTAGCTGCTCCACCATCAGTACCAATAGCATCGCCAGCTGTACCACCACAAGCTAGTCCACCGTGAAGGTCAATTAGAATGTGAGTGTAAATTAAACCACCAACTTTATTCACGAATGTATTAATTGCTGTATCAGCAATTCCTGACCCGTGAGAGTTAGGTGTGATCATGAATTGAGTTGCTGCAGTTCCTAAACTAGCGTTATTTGAGCCAGTTGAAGTGCCTGATGCAACTATGTTGTCATAATCAGTTGCGACTTTTTGGATTTCTACTGCACCCGTGCTTTTTAGCACAGCGTAGTCAGTAAAAGTTCCAAGTGTTGAACTTTTTGTTGATACCTTTATATCCCCATCGGATCTAACTGTACCGTTAAAAGTAGTTGTTGCCATAATTATAATCCTCCTAGTTGTGTGTGAATACTATCTCTAGGCCGTCGACTATACCGCGTTAGTATTCTTTTATAATTGTATAGTAAGATTTTTATAGCCCTTTTTTGAATAGAGCGCAAGAGATTATATAGAAGGAATTGATTTCCAGAATGTAGCTTTTTACTAAGTAGCTATCGAAACTTCAGCCTGGGATTCAGCAATTTTAATTTTAAGATCTTCTAATCGAGCTTCTTCTAATTTAATCTGAGTAATGATCTCTTTAATTGTATGATCAATTCTCGTCATTTCGAGAGTATATCTACCCTCTTTAAGATGCTCCTGCTCCCAGTCTAACTCCAAGGACTTCTTTTGTTTGTATAGGTCCTCGATCATGATTAACCTCCTCATAGGTAATCCATTTACGATTTTTTCTCGTAAATCCATCAGATTCGAACTTTACCTCATTTTTTCCCAGCTTGTCAAGGATAGAATTCTCGATATCTTGAGGGGTGTCATTACACAGAATATTAAAATCTGCATAATAGCCACAATATCGGATTTGAATTCTAAAGGTTTTCATAGGTCTAATTTCGTACTTTATTTAGTAAATGAGGCGGTTTTGAGGCCGCCTCATTAATTTATTTTGGATTACGCACCTGGTGATCCGAAGATACCTCTAGGGTCAGACCAGCCGAAGCTGTATCTTTCTCTAGCTTTGTATCTAACGTTTCCAGTTTCAAAATCGCCTTCCATAGCAGTTTTGATTGGTGCTCTAACAAAATGTTTTAGTCCATTAGGTACATCTGTTTTAATGAACCAAGCATCAGAATCAGTTAAGTAGTGGTTAACTACATAACCTTGAGGAATCATCCCCATATTCTTTGCTGCGTTGATGTCATTGTCAGCTGTTCCTGTTCTGCCTGGAGATTTTAATAATCTCTCTGCAGTGAATTGCAAGTCATTAGGAACAATCATTTTAGTTCCTTTTGCTGCAATTTTAAGACCTCTTTCGTCCTTCATTACACCAATGTCTACTAGTGCTTGTTCTAATGAAGTTTCGTTCAAGTCTGCAGCTGTTGAAAGCTCATTCTTGAAAGTCCCTGCAACGATAGTGTGGGCTGTAGAACAAAGTTCTAAGCCGTCTCCGCCAGTGTATGAACTGTTAAACGCTCTGTTAAGAACATTTGCGCCTTTAACTTGTTTAGCGTTAGCCATAGATCTAGCTAGGGCTTTTGTATAACGAGACGCAAGTCTGTCATACAAGTTGTCTTCAATCGCTTCTTCAGTGATTGAAAATGCTAAAGCAAGTGTTTCATGCGTGTAACGAGCCGTGAAAGTCTCTGTTGCCGCGTCGTAATTAACGCTTGAACCTTCAGGTTTTACTTGCGCACTTCCGAATCCAGATAACATAACTTCTTCTTCAAAAGCTCTGTCTGAATTTTCTGAATCGAAAATTTCTGCATGTTCGTTCGCATAGTTTTTGTATTCCAGGCCGAACAGGGCGTTCAATCCTGGCTCTAGTTCTTTTACTAGTTGTGATCGTGATATAGCCATAATTTATTCTCCTATTCCTTATATGCCTGTTGCGAATGTAAATACATGTTCTTCTTGGTTAAACACAACGTACGCATTACAGTTAGCTGAACTTGTATCGTTGTTATCAGGATCTGTTGAGATTCCGACTTGTTTAAGACCTTCAG